TGAACGGTGAAGATCCGTCAGTTGTAGGAAGAATACGTACTCGTCTCTGTCCTTGTTTTTCATTGTCTTTCAAAAGAGCCGCGAAATATTTTTTCATTCGGTCTTCTTGAGACATTTTAGAACCGCTTGCTCCGCTGTTCTGAGTTGATTTTTCGTACTGTGCAAGTACTGCGTCTAATGAATTTGTCGCCATGTGTAATTAAAATTAAAAGTTTATGTGTTAAAATTATAGTTGTATAATAAGTAAATGTCAAATTGTATATTAAAAAAATAAAGGTCGAAAAACTCGACCTTTTTAAAAATTATCTTCGTGAAAATTGTCCGGGGTAATCTTCGTTGTTTTCTCCATAGTCATAAAAAGAATCTTCTATTTCTCCTGGTGAATAATCTTCAACTTCATCGGAGGTTAAAACATATTCGTTTTTTCCTGATTTTTCCATCTCTTCTTTTTTATCAACAAAAAAATCTGTTAGTTTTTGTTTAAAAGGTCCTGAATCCAAACTTCTAAGCTCCAATTTTTCTTCAGGAGTTTTTGGTCTCATTTTTTCAATCTTGGATTCTAAACTATTAATGGTGTTAACTAAATTATCCATCTCACCGACTTTTTTCTCTAAAGTTTCAAGTTGTTTAAAAAGGTTATTAAAATATTCTTCTTGTTTATCTTCTATAGTTTTTTGAGAATTTATTAAATCTGTTATATCTAACTCTTCAGTTTCATCTTCTTCTTTACCCACCTCTTCAACGTCAGGGTCTTTAGCAACGTCGACAGGTGTTGCTCCAGTTGTTGCCCCTGCTTCGGGTGCTCCAGGTGCGGGAGCTCCAGGTGCAGGTGGTGTGGGTGGTGCGGGTGCTCCTCCTGGAGGTGGTGGTAATCCACCCAAATCAGCTCCTCCGCCTAATGGTCCTCCGAGGTCTCCACCACCTAATGGTCCCCCTAACGCTCCTGCAAGTGGATCCTCTGTGGGTTCTTCAGCTGGCGGTTCAGCTTGTTCTTTTATATATTTATTAATTGAGTTATATCTTTTTAACTCTTCTATTATTTTTTGATCTATTTTCATTTTAACCATTCAATAATTGTTTTATACCTGTTTTGGTTTCTACTTGAACTCTTCTATTTTGTTTCATCGTATTGTCGACTCTTTCAATAAGTCCGTCTTTCATTCTGATTGTGTAACAATCTCCTGTATCTAAGTCACAAACTTGTTTGGTTCCGTCACCTAAATCTTTTTCGGAAACTCTTGTATTTTTTCCTAAAAAGTTGTCTAAAATTAATTTAGTGTTTGTCATAATGTTTTTTTTTATAAATATCTGAAGTTTTAGAAAATTTTAAAATGAAGTTTGAGGTAATTGAGCCAAACTTGAAACCGCCAGTTTTGTCTTGTTTAAAATTTTATTTTTATCATCATCTAATAACGTGTCCCAAACATTACTTTGAACCACTCGTGGCCAATACAATGTATAAATTTTTGCATACTCAGTTTCTTTCTGTTCTTGGGTTAATGTCAGTAGTGTTGCATCGTTTCTAACAATTGATTCAAAATAATTAACCATAATTTCTATTGGAAATGTTATCGAGTTAAATGCCGGATAAGGTAAAAATTTTTCGTTTGAATTAACTCTTGCACAAAAGTACCCTTTATTGTTTGTATTAATAATTGACGGGATTAATCCTCCCCATAAATTAGTTAAATCAATATCTCCCAAATTGAACCCAGTATGATCTATTTGTGTTCCACTTGGATTGGCGTTTGACAAATATATAATGGTATAAACAATTTCTCTTAAAATATCTTTTTGTAGATTTGATGTTGTTGCCGATGTACTTATTATTACATCAGTTATTTCTTTGTACACGTTTTGTACAGGTACACTTGCACTTGTTGTTGCACTATACAAGATATTATTAAAATTACTTGTTTTTAATACTCCACAAGAATCATTAGTATCCGCATTTAAAATACTATCTAATGATTGGACTTTGTTTGATTGTTGTGTACTTAAATTGGTTGTAATACCTTGTGAAGTAGTATTTAAAATGTTTGAGATTAATGGTGTAACAAAATTATCTCTAATACTTTGCAAATAACTATCTTGAGGTGCATATTCTGCAATTCTTTGTCTATATCCAACCACGTCAGTTGTAAATGATCCTGGAGTTATAGTGTGACTAACAGTTCTTATTATATATGGACCATAAAACATTGGTACGTTTCTTAAATTAAACCACATAAGCGGTTGAATAACTGCACATCCCATCATACTTAGATTACAAGAATATACTCTATATTTGTATAAATTATACATTGAGTATGATTGTGCCGATGATTTTTGACCTCCCGCTTGTTGTGCTGTTGCATAATTTATTTCAATTTCTTCGGCGGTTTTTTGTCCCGTTTCCATGTTGATGTCAAAACTTTTAAAAACACCTTGGTTGAAAGTTCCTACATCCACATTAAAAGCCACAACCTTGTTCGAGTACGCCCAATCTAATTTATTTGTTTGATCTTCTAAAAGAGGCATGTCAGATTGTCTTGACAATTGGAAAATATCATTTTTAAAATCATTTCCAGGTATATCTAAATTAACACTATTTGTTGTCCCAAGAACATTCAACCACTTACTTCTTGATTTTCTATAGTCAACATCTAAATGAGTTCCAAAAATATCATTTGCAATTTGTGTAGACCCCTGATTTTTGGAATTTGGTCTCACATTTATGTCGTTTACGTCATAGTAATTCACATAACCTGGATGTTGATAAGTGTTAAATCCGGCGTCAAGAATTGCTTCTTCCAAAAAAATTTTTATGTTATATTCAGGATTTTCTATTAACAATTTATCAATTTTATCTTTCCAATAGACAACATCACAATAGAGGGTGTTTCCAATATTTCGTGATGCACGATCAACAAAATAAAAATCCTCAAAAAGAGTTTGTAATTTATAATCATTACCGGCAATGTACTTATCATTCAACGCTTTGAACTTTTCGTACACCTCAATTTTACTTGTTTTTCCACTTACGGGTGCCTTTTTCGGAGTTTTGGTTATAGTTTGATTTGGTAAATTTTTAACTAATTGAGGCATTAAATCATTAACCATGTCGTTTCTGAAAATATTTGTAACTTCAATATAGTTTTGTAATATTTGAGAAAATTGTAAGGATGTTATCGTTGGGTTTAATAATTTTTGTGTTGCGTAAATTTTTATTAGATACGAGTAATATTCGATATTTTGTACTGTGAATTCTATATTAAGATCAATAAAAAAATCTGTTATGTATGACCCAGCATCTTTATAAATTAATTCAGGAATTGTAGAAAATCCTACATAAAGTTCAAGAGTTCTCCATTCATCAGGATAATTGATAACTGACTGAGCTAAAGTTGTTGTATTGTTAACTGCAGGTAAAGCGTATGGTGTGTTAACCGTGTATGCCTTTGGTACGTATTTATCAACCAAAGGAAATCTTGTTAGTGAGAAAAATTTTTGTTTGTTGTAATTTGATGGATTTCCCATGTCAAACAATATGTCATAATTAACAAAATCTTTAATTACTGTTGTAATATAGTTTAATTGTACTTGTCTTACATTTGAGACAACATCATCTGGTGCCAAACTAACCGTAGTTGATGGTTTAACTTTCATCAATTGTTTCATTAATGTTTGAAAATTTTTGTAACTTGTTGTTGTAGGGGTATCGATTGTTTGGTACCCTTGTGGGGTTTTTAAAATATTTTCATAATCATATTTAGATTTAGAAAATTCTAAAAAATGTTGTTCAAACAAGTCCAAAATATCTTTTTCAAAAACTGAAAACATTTCCTCAATGAAAGAATATTCTGCAACATCTTTGAACAATAATTGAATTGGTGTTGTAACTTCAGATTGAATTCTAAAGTTTTCTTGTTTTTTTCTAGTTTGTAATATTTGTTTTAAATATTGATCGGGCCTGTTGAGAGCCACTTTACTATTATCGAAGTATCCGTAGTTTGGTGCTGCCCAAAACATACGTGCTGACCCATTGAAAACTGCTGGATTATTTTTAACCTCTATCCCCATAGTCCAACCTGATTGGTTTGATTGTTTAAAACATTCATATTTTGTTTGATTAAGTTTAGACCCGAATGACGGAATTACAAGGTAATCGCCATCTAAATCGTCCTTTACAAAACATGACCATGTTTTAATTGTAATACTCCTATTTTGGTCTGCAGGATCTATACCAAATGGAAAATTTGTTATTCCATCAGGAAAATAACTTACTACTAATTTTTCGCTGTCAATATCTTTTTGTATTTCTTGTGAAGTATATGCAGAAAACAAATTCAAACCATTATAAAAGTAATTGAAATCATTCATTAACCTTGGATAAAACCCCAAATCCATTTCCGTTGATGTTAAAAACCCTGAGGTTATATCTTCTTGTAAAACTACCTCATATGGTTGGCTATTTGCGGTAATTGAATATTTTTTGGTTGGGTCGTTTGTGATAGGATCATAATTTGCAACTGCATCAAAATTATTCCAAATTGGAACCATAAAATCTGTACCTGTTTCTACCCAATTTTTATATCTATGCCAAATCGATCCATATTTTAAAATCCAAGCAAAAGGTAATTTATGTATTGCACCAAATCTTTTTATTGTTGATAAAATATAATCCAACTCATCGGCTGGATCATCTCCACTCAAATATTTTTCTCTTAATGTTGATAAAGGTAAACTATTTAAAAATAGGTAAGCGGCCTCTTTATAGGGGTATTTGTTAAAATTTTTATAGTTATCTACTCCTTTGAGTATCGCATTAATAAAGTATGGGGTATTTAACATGGAGGTTGTTCCTGACTCTAAAAGAAAACCATTATAATTCAAATAATTTAAATTACCTTCAGTTACATATTGTTTTGTTGGGTCATCTTTTCTTTCATTGTAAAATAATTTCAGTTCATTTAATGTTTGATAATTAAAAGAAATATCTCCAGTAGGGTTAGTGTTTAAACAAGCAAAATTGGTATATGGTCTAATAGTTATTGAACCTACAAAATTTGATAGTTGTTGTTGTATTGAATTAAATTTGATTACTTTAGAAGTACTTAAGAAATTTTTAATATCGGATGTAAGTGGGTTTGAGTCGGATACATTGTTTAAAATCCATTTTCCTATCACATATGGATAAACATCTGTTTGATCTGAATCAATTGTAGATCCCGACAAGTAATCATTGAGATTAGTAATATCGCCCCCCGATTTCTGACTTGGAGGAGTAAAACTAGAAATATAATATGGAGTTTGAGTTACACTTTCTAGGTATGGGGTGTTGTAGATTCCTCTTGAATAATTTTCCCAACTTTCTCCCGTACCTTCATTTGATATATGTCTTAATATTAGTTCGAAGTTTGCTGCGTTAAAAGTAAAATTTTTTAATGTTTCAATTAAAAAAGGATTGCTATTTTGTAATGCTTCTAATATGTTATTTAATTCCGCCTGCATTAATGTTTTGAACACAGATTTTTCAACCGAATTAGTTCTACCAAGTTTTGTATAAAAAGCATAAGTTGTTAAACGTTCATATATTTCATAAATAAATTTTACTTCTTGTTTGTTGGCATATATTTCTGCCGTCAAAGGATATTCAACAGCATTATATGTAACATATTTGTCAGCTAAACCTGTATTACCTAAAGATTTTGGTGTTGATGGGTTTATTCTTTGAACCAAACCAGTTAGATATTCTTCAACAAATTCAACTTCGGGCCAAACACTGTAGTCGTCAGAACCTGTTTCGGGGTAATCTCCAGGATATGAAATCTCATAAATTGTTTTGTTGTTTACATTTTTTTCTTTTATAAGTTGTGGCCAAGGATATACTGGTTGATTTTTTTTTGGAATATTTGGTTTATCAACGGAAACACTATTTTGATTATTATCAATAATTGCTCTTTTTTTGATCGGGTTATCTCTTTGATACCATGAATTAACATGGACATCATCTAACAATCTTAAAAATGCTTCAGCATTTGCCACTATTATTCCAACCATATTTCTTATTGTTGGTTCATATCCTAATTGTTTTGAAAGATCTTGGGCAAAAAACTCTGTTAGATTAGTTTCCAACTCTTGTTTTTTTTCTTTGATTTGTTTTTGTAATTCACTTATTTTTGGAAAAAATGTTTGTCCAGGTATAGATTCTAATATGTAGTAATACCAATCTTTACTTGTACTTGTTATTTCGTTATCAAGTTTATTTTTAAAATCTGTAACTTCTTGAGGTGTTGGTTGTGAATTTGCGGCACTTTTAGCAATCAAAGTTTTTTCGTAATTTATACTATAACTTGTTGATATGGTTTTAGATTTGAGGTAATAAAAATCATCCAACTCTAAAGCAACAGGTATTTCGCTTTTCACTGTTTTTTTTCCTATAACATATTCTTTTCCCTTTCCAAAAGTTGCATTAGTTGTTAACTTATTGACATATTTTTGTATTAAATTCTTAAGTTCATTGTCGGTATTTTGTCTTTTTCCTGGGTCATCGTTTATTTCTTTTTTTAAGGGAAATATTGCAATTCTCTCGTTTTGTCCAATATCTATTAAGATAGGATTAGTTAAATCTATATTTTTTTTCCACCAAGAATCTTGATTACTATAAATTACATTTGTAAATTCACCTAAATCATTTTTATATATTTCAGCGTTAGTCAATCCTGTCAAAGATTGTTTTTGATAATTTTGTTGAATGTTTTTTATATACTGAACTAAATTTTCTCTAAACTCAATTAAGGTATACTCAGGAACATTTTTATCAATTAAATTTTTACTTTTATATTCATTGTAAACTTCTCTAATTTTTTCATATCCTTTAGTAACAGTATTCGAAGATGTTGTACTTTGATTATTGTTAACTTGAGCATTGTTGTTAGTTGCGTTTACATTTAACAAAGTACTAATTTGTGTTTCGTACATATTTGGAAGAGCGACCAAATCTGAAAGTGTTACCTCACCAAGTATATTAAACTTATATGGCTCAAATTTTAAAGTAATGTCAAAAGATCCTGTATCAGAGTCGTATCTACTACTAAATTTTTTCAAAAGTAGTTGATATCTAATTGCTTTTCCGTAATAACCTTTAATTGTCAAAAAAAATGGAGGATAAGGGTATTGGAAAAAAACCGAGTACGGTGAGTTATCTCCTAATTCAAATAATGCTCTTCCTCTCACATCGATTAAACGAATATCAACAGTAGGAAAAAAACTACTTGAATCTTGTATACTAATACTTCTTATACCTAACAATCCTGTTTGAGTTGTTTGATTTTGACCTTCAGACATGAATGTTTGATTCAAATAAAATTCATCTGAATTTAGTGGTCTTGAAACTTGTGATTGGACTGCTTGATTAATTCCTTGTCCTTCTAAAGCACCTCTTCCAGTTATTTCATCAGTGTATTTGTTTGTTAGAAGCTTTTGGAGTCCTGGATTCAAAAAGTTAATTGTTGCAACAGAAATTGTTTGTTGTTCATTTGCGTTTTGATCAATACCTAAAGACAACCTTGTTCTTGGTGAAACTTTACATTCTAAGTTTGCATACATTACAAAATTTTCTTGTCTTACGTGTCTTGTTTTTACATTACCCTCATTATCAATAAGTTTGTTTGGGTCAATTAAAAGAACGTTTTGATAATCAAAATCTACTAATATGTTTTCGTTATTGACTACCATAATAAAAATAATAATTTTCTACTGCATTTTTATAATCTTGTAAAGACGTAATCAAAGGAAATGGAATTTTCAAAATAGCTCCATCAGGAATGTTCCACTCTTGTCCTCCGTATTTTGGATTTGCAACCATTATTAACCAACCAAAATAAGGGCTATTATAATATTGTTGAGATATTTTATCCAATCTTGATTGTGCAACCTTGTAAATATAATTTTTATCGCTTGGTTTTGGATTTAATAAAACATATGGAACTGTGATTGGTTCTCCATTCTCTAAAAATTGACTATACCTATTATAATATTGTAATTGCATTTTAATTTAATTTGTTTTTTCCGTTAAATGTACTTCTGTTGAATATTGGATTAGATGGGCTATATATGTCTAATATTCTATCTTGCCTAATAACATACGAAGAATCTGGAAACCCTGTAGCTGTTTTGTATAAAAGTTTTCTGTCGGTTTCCTCTAATTTGAATGTTTTGAGATTTTGATACTCAACATAGGGTTCGTTTGAATCTAATGAATTTATGATTTTGGATTGCTCTTCATATATTCCATCATATTGGTTTTTTAGATCAACAAGAATTTTATTAACAAATCCCTCAAAACCATCCCTTTTTATTTGTGGTGTAATGATGTAAGATACAAAAAGTGGGAATTTTTCTGAACTTGTAAAAGTTTGAGAACATAATGTATAAAATCTTTTACTTTCGACCGACACAGTATTTGGAAATCCTACAATTGAAAATCCCTTTTCATCGTCATATAGTTTATTAGTTTCATCTTGTGGTATTAATTTTGCCACTTTGAAGAGATTATTCAAAGAATTACATGTTTCTGATATCAATTTATAATCAAATAACATTTTGTCAAAAACTTGTTTTGGGTCAGTTAAATCATAAAAAATCACATCTCCTTTTGTTGATATTTTTCCATCTTGTCCTGTTACATTTTGTTGAGGTCCTGCTGCCGGAATTTTTTGCATAGTAACAATATTCATTTTATTGAAAAGATTCACCAAATTTTGTTGGGTTGAAGCTATCTGATTTAATGGGTCCACTGTGTCTGTTACAATCTCCTTACTAACACTTTCAACATATTTTTTTAAATCTTTTTTCAAATTTCTCAGAATTGGTTCAGTCATACCTGGTATGTTTTTGACATCTTGAATTATCGGATTTAAATCTGAATCAATATCTTCTTTAATTTTACTTGATAATTTATTTAATTTTTTTTCATAATTTTCTGGTTTTCCAAAAATATAAGTTTTTTGAGGTGTTTCAGAGTAAACCGCTGTATCTCCACTTGTAAAATTTCTCTTACTAGTTAATAATGTATACATACTATAATTAGTAATATCGTTCAATGATTTTATTTGATTATAACTAACATTTACGTAATCAGTAGTTTGTGTTGCAGTTTGATTATATATTTTTGAATAATCAATGTCTCCTGTTTCAACGTCGCCAGTCACTGCGGTTGTCAATATACTTCCAATTGTTTCACCTCCCTCTCTTCCTGTTATATCTCCTTGTGTTTGATTTGCAATTGCTTTATCGACAAGTTCTACTAAAGCATAATTTAATTCTGTTTCTTCAGCTCTTTCGTCATACATTTCTGTATTTGCGTAAAAATTGAATGACAAGGCATTTTGTAAAGATTCAATAGGTTGAGCTAACCCATGTCCTCCAATAAATTTCAACTCAATACTAATTTTTGCAACCATGGGTTGTAAACCAATTCCTTCTGGATTTATATCTAACTGTGGAGTTTCATAATCAATTGATATACTTCCAGGTATTGCCTTAGTATGGTAAAAATCACCAACTCTAATAACTAACACAGGTGGTGCTCCAAATGAAGTATTCAAAGCGTCATTATATTTTGGTTTCCCGTCAGGTCCTATTACAGGAATTGTTTGTCCTGGTCTTACACATTGATTAAGGAAAGTTAATCTCGCATTCAAACCTTCAGGAGTTGTTGAGTGAAATGCCGGATTAAAATATTTCAATTTACTTTTTAATCCTTTAAATGCTATAGGGTCTGAATCTTTAAGCATCTCAAAGTAATCCTGTTCATTTAATAATGTCCTAACAATTTTTTTTCCTATCTGTTGTTTCAATCTATCTTGTAAATCTGTGTTAGGTTGAGGTTTTACTGTTTGTGGGTTTGGTTGATCGGGTTTACTTTGATTTAAATTATTTTGTTTTGTAGGGTCAGTATCGGTTTGTTTTTCTTTAACAACTATATCGGAAATAATAGCAACGTTTGAAGCTAAAGCGGGATATGAATAAATTATATTTCCGTCTCCTGTTACATTTGTAATTGTTGGTGATGTTTGAAATGTTTGTCCTTTGTTTGATGAGTTAGTTTCAAATTTATAAACGGTTACATTAGATAAAGATCCATCAGTTGTAATAATTAAATCTCCATTATCGACTTGTGTCTTGAAATTTTCCGACATCCAATTTTTAGCGGCTTCGGCAAATGTTGAGTTTTTACCTGAAATTTTAATACTCACGGTGTTATTATTCGAGATCGCCGTTAGTAAATTATCCCCAAATGTTCCATTGAGTTGGTCGTAGTTTGTCCCAAAAACATTTCCACGAAATTCGGAAGCGGTTGTTTTAGAATATTGAATTGCGTCTACTGAAACCGTTGTTGGTGCATTTTGGTCAATCAAATCATTATCATTTTCAAATTTTATAATAGATTCGACAAAAGTTGTTGATCCAGGAAAAAAATAAAATCCTAACTTTCCTTTATTTTCATTTATAAACGTTTCGTTTTGTGTTTGTTGTGATGCTACAGTTTGTGCATTTTCAGGGTTTGTGTTTTCTTTTGGAATTGATCCTTGTATCTGTTGTAATTCCTCTTCAGTCAATCTATTATCGTTAAGTATATTTTGATATGTTTCTAACTCTCTTAATGGAAGTGTGTTAAATTTTGCTGCTAACTCATACAAATCATATTTGGTTGCCCCTGCAATAAATGAATTAACAATAGATTGAAATTTTTCATCACTAATGTTTGTTAATTGTTTATTAACAAGAAGGTTCATTATAGACGGGTGATCCACCACAATTTTAAAAGAAAGGTTACCTGTTCTAGTTGTGTTTTTATATGTATAAACGGGTTCTGGTCTTCCTAAAAATGGTACCTCGTCAAATGATGCGGTTGAGCTATCTTTAAAACTTAAATCATAAGGTGGGAACCACATGATTCTTCCGCCGTTTGGTCCTCTTTCTGATATAGGTAAATCTTCATAGGTAAACCCTGGTCTATCGGATGTTCTCCATGCCAAATTTTCGATTGATATCATATATTTTTTAGCATTTTTGATTCCAACACTTGTTGACCCCAATCCTTTGGTTGGTGCAATATTTAAGTTATATGTTCTATCAAAAACAGAATTTTGAAATCTTCTGTTACTAGTTGTGATACCTTCAACTTTTTGTAAATCATTAAAGGTATAGTATGGTGTGTCTTTTGTAAAAACTCTTTGATACTGAATTCCAGCTTCCTCACCTGTTGAGTTGTCTAAATATTTAAGTACTTTAGATCCTTTTGTAATTTCTCTATAACCATCGTGAAAAACTTTTGATATTTGATTGATAGCATTTCCTGCGTGTTTTAATCTTCTTACACCTGTGATATTATCTGCAGCGTTTACTAATCTTTGAGTTTCATCTAAAATGGATCCTTGTTTAAAATTAAATCTGTCCGATACATTTTGAAAGTATGTTGATGCAATTTGGTTGAAGTCGTCATCAATAGATACCGCATCTCCTCCTTGTTTTACTCTGAACCCTGCGTTATTAAAAAATCTTGGAGATATCCAAACCATACCAGCGTCTGGTTTAGAACAATCGTCATAAGCAAATCCCCCCAATCCCCATGACCAACCTATAGATGAATCTCCTTCATATATATTACTTAACTCGTCAGGACCAAACACCATAGCGTCGGATCTATTACCGTAAGCGTCAATAGGAATTGCGTTTAAAGGAGAACCAATAAATGATGGGTTATTTATATCAGATCCAACATAGAAACCTCCTTCAACAGCCGCTCCAAAATTTCTTAAAATACTATTAACACCATTGATAACAACATTTCCTCCAGTTGGTAAAACATAAGATGGTTTAAATATATTTTTATTTAATAAACTATATAATGTTGCAACTTGACCTCCACCTGTTTGTTCTAAAAGTTTTCTTGATGGTTGAGTATATCTATCAAAACCTCCCAATAAATTTAGTGAACCTCCTGCAATATTTTGTGAAACATTTTGTAATTGTCCGAAAGTTGTTGGGCTTCTATCCTCATTATCATCAATAAAAATACCACCTTCTATTGGTGAAGTTGGTGAAAAATTTCCTTGTAACGCATCTAAAAATGAAATTGGTGAAGGTGATAACGTAATTCTAAAATCAACCGATCCACCAAGTCCGTTTCCTGCTAATGCAGATGGAGATGTTTGACTTGTATTGGTTTGTCTATAAAGTTGTCGTGAATCTATAGCAGCAATAGACGCATTAAAGTTTGTTCTTAAAGATTCTTGACCAAGTTTTGCAATATATGAATCGTTTGATAAAAATCCATTTGACCCTGAAGGATCATTATTTAAGAATAAGTTGTAGGTATCGTAAGAAGAATTATTAAAAGATGGTGGTTCCCAATAATTTTGATGAATCTGATCTATAATTTGAATCTCGGATAATGTAATTAAATTGTTGTATCCTCCAATAGGTCCATAAACATTTTTAACAAAAGCATTTGTTCTATTAGGTTCTGATGGTACAAATAATTGTGTTGAGTTTGGGTTATACTCTCCTTGATTAGATGAATTTATTTGTGCCGGACCGTTAAAACTAATTTGATTTACAAATCCACCATTTGGTCCGTATTCATTTAATGGATAAAATAAGTTTGCAATGTTTGTATCTCCGATATTAGGACTGTTTGTATCACTAAAATCAGAAAGTACTGTCTCATAATTAGTTGGTCCTTGTGGTGATGAATAAAAACCCGCAACACTATACTTGGGTAGTGTCCTTGTGATTAATTTATTTCTAAAAGTTGCACTATTTTGAAAACTTAATAAACTTTCTGACATTTAAGGGTTTTTCTATAAATAGAATAAATCTTATTTTTTTATTTGAATGAGATTCCTTGAATTCCTTTTAAAGACGTTCTTATTTGTTCTGCAACTTCGTTTGTTTTAAGCATTGCATCTAACGTTTCTTCTAACTTTCTTTGATCTATATTTGTTGCTCCGTCTATTTTTAAACTCATATTAAAATTCACGTTTAACGGTTCAAATGACGCTTCAACTTTTTTTGTCTCATTATTTCGTGGTATAGACATTTCAGCAATTTTAGAAGCTAAATCTGTGATTGCAACGTTTGTTATTCCCAAAGGTTGACCTGATATTTGGTTTGTTGTTGGGATGACCGGCGTGGTTGGTTTTGCATTTATAAAGGCCTCAGCTTCTTCTTTTGTTTTGGGTCCATTAGGGGTAGCGGTGATAACATCTTCTTTATCAAATTTACCTATTGTACCTTTTTCTATTATGAATCTGTCTCCTCCTCCAGGTAAAGACAAATAATCTGGAATACCCAAAATCTTTTTTAAAGCGTCAATTATGGATGAGTTTCCTGATATAACACCATCCATTTTATTAATAAGATCAGTTATGGCCACTGACATAACATTTACGCTACTCGACACTATAGTTGCCAATTTGTCGGTAAAAGGTTCAATTTTATCAATAACCTGTTTGTTTTTGGTAAGCATATCAGTAACAGCATCATCTGCCTTGGTTTTATACTTATCAATATTTTTAAGAAGAGATTCTGAAGTTTTACTTGTAACGTCTGATATTGATTGAACAATTTTTTCACCGCTCAAAGATCCGGCAATTGCAGCTGGAATAACTTTTTCAAGTGCATCCATAGTTTTTTTATATTGTTCTCCAATTGATTGTTGAGAAAATGCTAAATCTTTCAAAGAAATTTCTCCTTTATCATCAGTTGTTTGTTTTGTAATTACATCGGTTTGTTTTTCTAAATAACGTTCTAACTCTATCTTTTCTGTAGATGATAAACTTTTTATGGCCTTTGTAATTTCTTCACCGGTTGAAGTCATAAATTTTACTTCAAATTCCCCTGTTTTACCTTTTTGAAGTATGTTTTCTAATCTTTCAAGTTCCGGGTCCGTTACATTAATTCCTGCTTCATTTATTAACTCTTGTTTCTTCTGAATCTCTGACATTGAAATTGCCATTTTTTTAAGATCTGCTAGTTGTAAACCCGAATATTGTGATATCTGTTCGAGTTTTTTCGATGCCACTACACCTATATTTCCTGATTCATCTACTAAAGTTGATAAACTTTTTGCTAACTCTTCTTGTAATTTCATCGGATCATTCAAAGCCATGTATCTAACTTGATTGACATCTTTCAATGCCGAAGATGTTTGAATTCCAAGATTAGTTATGTTTTGAACAAATTCTTGAGCGGCATCTGGATCATAAAGTTTGTTTGCAAAATCCAAACCTGTTTTCATGTCAACTCTTAGTTTTGCAGATTGAGCCGCCATGTCTGTTAACCCTTGAACTCCGTTTTGAAAATTAAACTTACTCAAAGCGTCCATGTTTGTTACAACAGCGGCAGTGACTGTTTTCGCATTCAACCCAATTAATTGCATATTTTGAACAATTCCACCCATGTCATCCGCAACTTGATACACGGATTTACCTACGTTAGCGTACGCTTCAAACAAATCTTTTGCCTCTTTTCCGGTTACTTTTGTTACCGCATATAAATCGTCTGTGTACTCTTTATTTAAAACTACTGTGGTTTGGTATACGTCATTTAGAGCCTGTTGTTGTTTTACAATGATATTAACATCCCCCCCTAATCTAATAACTTCAGTAAGATTTTCAGTTAAAACTTTTTTAAATAAAAAACTTTGTTCTCTACCGGCACCTATATTGTTACCAATATCTGTAAATGCTTTATCTATTTCTATTACAGTTGACCTAATTGTAGTTAGGTTTTTAAGTAATACCTCTCCAATATCGGAAGGTAAAGCCGCAATGTTTTCAATAAAAGTATCACCAGTTCCTACAAAAAACATAATTTTTTATTTGATAAATATTAAGCCCAACCATTTTTATCGTTGGTTTTGATTAACTTGTCTATGATATACATTCTTTTATAAGTTGGGATTTTTAAAAAATCATCATATGACATGTTCATATTTTTGGATAAGAAAATGTATTGATCTATAAGGTATGAACTATACTCCGAAGAAAGGCCGAAAAAACTCCACCCCAAACGTTATCCTTGAGGATACGTTTTCTCCAGACGGGGCGATTGCATTTACAGTTAAATCTAATCCAGGTTCATTGGTGTCAATAAATCTTTTAAGATGTTTAGAATCCATAATAGGCATTGTTCGAATAAATTCAGAAATAAAACCTTTGTCTGAGTTTCCGTCTATTTCAGAAATTTGTTTTGTAAATGTCCAAAGAGTTTGTGGGGCTACCATTCCAGATGGATACTTATCAACCATTTGTTGGATTTCTTGTTTTTCTCCAAATGTTAATGGTTTAATTTTAACCGTTTTGTTTGTTCTAGGAAGTGTTGTTGTGAAGTATCCATTTTCATCAGGTTCAACTTCACTTTTTCTAAAATCTAAACTTTCTATTAAAAAAGTATGAGAGAATTGTTTACCTGTTACAGGGTCTACTAATGTTACATTATATTCAGGACCAAATGAACTATTTCTTAAAAAAATCAGAACGGTTTGAATGTCCCCTTCTAACAATTCTTCAACTCTTAAATCTGGTTCGTATATCTTACTTCTTAATAATTGAAAAAGAAAGTTGTTATTTCCGACCGCTGAATTAATAATGTCCTCATCCGCAGCTGTAAGATACCCAACTTTGATACTTGATTTTTTACTTTTATAATAGTGACCCTTCGACGGTAATCTGATTATGTCGTGAGGTAAATTAAAATTAACTTGTCCATATTCTTTTTCTTCCATAGTAATATTTTTTTTTCAATATAAAAATAATATTGAACTATCAAATGTAAATTACAAGTTATAAATTAGTAAACAAGAATTGCTCTATCAATTTGTAAACTAAATGAAATATCAACTAAACCGTCACCGTCATATCCTACAGTACCAAAATCAGCTCCTGTAGGAAATGCGTTTACAAGTAACCATTTCTCAATAACAACTCCGGTTGGGTCTAACATTTCTAGATCAACATTTCTTTTATATCCTGCAGCATATCCCATTCTACCTGTTACTGATTCAGCGATTGTTCTAATCCATTCCATCATTGCTTGAGAGGCAGAAGGTCCAATTGGATCCAACAATTTTACCGAAATTGGGTTCCATTTAAAAGAACCAGCAACATAGGTTTCTGTATTAAGAAATTTAATTGGTGTAGATGTGATATCAATTTTTGGTCTTGCAGCACTTTGTACATACCATTCATTGATCCCTAAATCAGAAGGGAATCGAAGAATAAACCTATTTTTCTTTTTAGGTTCGTAAGGGATTGGTACTTTCATTAACAAATCAGCCATAGTTAGTTGTTTTAAATTTTTTTTATTTTATTTATAAATATTTGTTGTGTAAATTTTTTTCTATTTACTTTGTTTTTTTTTAAAATATTGTTCTTTTAATTCTAGCCTTTAAATTTTTAATTGTTTTATTCTCGAATATTTCTTCTTCTTCTCCTGATTTAGTAAGAAATGTTCTTAATTTATCTAAACCTTTTTCTTTAGAATATTTTTTTGACGCTAAGGCGTTTTTTTCATCGTCATCTAAAAAGTGTATTTCAGGCGAAACAAAAACAAATCCACTCTCTATAGGTCCGAGGTTGTTTATAAAGTTACCATAATATTCTTTTTTCTGAAGTCGGTAAGATAATCTACTCGTATAGTCGTGAAATTTATGATTTGCAATATTTTTCTTTTTTTCAGGTGAGATTGCATCGTCCGATCCATAACTTACTGGTACAAAAAAACATCTATTTAAATAATCTCTTACTAACTCTGAATTATCGAGATTTTTTAATCCCATTACATTTCTGAATTGTTTTAACGACCTTATTAATTGTTCTTTGTCTATACCACCACGACTCATGTTTATAAGTTTAGCAACTGCCTTTTTCAGAGTCATAGGTGAATGACCCCTTGCAGTGATGATTGCAAATATTACCCCGTTGTTAATTGAATCTCTTAGTTTTTCCCAACCAACTTTCACTAAAGGAGCTCGTTCTATATCTTCTAAAAATTTTTTATCTCCCGTTGTTTGAAAATCAACCAATGCTCTCGGTGAAAATCCAACTATGTTATGACCTTCATAATTAAACTCTTCTTTTCCAACTTTTTCTCTATAGATAGCAAAATCATCAGTAGACATTCCAACATCCTTTCCGTTATCATCTAATAGAAATATTTTAGTTGGCATTCTCATTATGTTATCATCCCAATCTAAAGCATAATATATTGTTGGTGGAGAAAATGTATCCTCTAAAGTTTCGTATATGATTCTTTTTAAACCCATAATAATAAATATCATTAAACAAAAAAAAAGGGGAACAACTTGTCCCCCTAATTTTAATTATGATTTAAAATCACACATCCTCAAAAGATGCTCCTGTTGGTGTTATGTAGAAAGTTATATCAATAAACTCTAAAGATCTTGTTGGTTTGATATAAATTTTACCTGTCATTTGATTTCTATCTAAATCTTCAGGATCAGATGAAATCGTAACTCTAAAGTCATAAAGACCTCTGTCTCTTCTGATTCCGTCCAAAATTGGATTGACCGCATTTAAGAAATCTTGTCTTACTTTGTCATCGTTTTGATCAAATAACAATCTTACGGAAACTGCTGAAATTAACTTTCTTGCTTGTAGTAATAATCGTCTTACGTTAATTCTATCAAGTGCTGATTGTCTAACTTGTAGTGTTTTGTTACCCCAAATTACAGTACCGATGTCTGAGAACGTAGCAATTGGGTTGATTCTTCCTGTATAAAGTTCGTCTCTATCCTCTTGTGTAAGTTTTTTACGTGCCTTTATTGAGTTGACAATACCACGAGTGTAACCAGCTGCAGCAAACCATGGGAATGCAATGTTGTCAGTTAACGCTAAGTTTCTTATAACTTCAGCCGTTGGTGGAATGTAAATTTGAGTGTTGTTTACTGTATCTCTTGTCAATACCCAAGGATAATAAGTTGCCGTATAGTTTGAATCTAAACCTGATTCTTCTAAATTATCCACAGCTTCTTGAGGATAAATCAAACCGTCTACACCTGTTGTTGTAGGTAGTAATAAGTTATAGTCAGGGGTTGTTACAACATATAATGAGTCAGCTCTTTGTTCCTCAATCATAGAAACTGCAGATTCTACTAAGTTACTGTTATTAACATAATCGATTCCTGGCGTTACAAAAACATTGATATTCACCGCTTCAGGATTTGAGAAGGTATTAATTCCTAATAGATATGCGTAAAAGTCGGTGTTAGCATATTCATCAGTTCCAGGTCCAACTGTAATTTGTTTGAATGCTCCCCAACCTGTTGCATTTGGATACCTTGTTGTAGGACAAGCCCCTCTTAAATAACCACGTCTTCCAAGTTGGAACTCATCTCTGTATGATCTATATTCTCTGTAGATATCCCATCCATCAAATCCTCCTTGTACTAACAATGTAAATTTACGAGTGTTTAATCTGTAGTAAGGATTTGTGTCTGTTTCAGGTTCTGAACTAAAAGACCCTGCTCCACAGATGAATCTTGGTTCACCACTTGATGCAAATACATCAGGTAGGGTAATACCACTTGCATTTTTATCCATGTGGAAACCTGCCGTTCTGTAATTCCAATCAGAGGACTCAACAGCAAAACAAGTGTTTATTGGGTTTCTTTTTCCGTAATACTCAAAGAATTGAGGATCGTAACCATAGTCAGCACTTGTTGAGAATCCTAAGTATGTTTTTCTAATATTATCACCACTTGATATTACAGCGTCATCATTCCCGGATGGTAAACCAAAAGGTGGGTTAAATACTACTTCCCCTGGATAATCATATTTCGCTTTGATAATTGGGAATGGAGAACGTGCTCCTGCATATTCTCTGAAGTTGTAACCATTGAACCCACAAGGAAGTGAATCAATAGGGGCATCTTCATTCATTTCAACCATGATGTATTTTGATTTTAATTCAAATTCACCATCTAAACTACCAATCTTTTTAGCTACAAAGTTGTTTTCGGCAGGATTCATAGAACAATTTGTAAATTTCTCTAAAACTACAGGATTAGAATCTGTGTCATAATAATCACGTACTAATATGTCGAAGTTTTGGTTAGAGAAAGATACGTTTGTGATTGACATTTTAACTTCAAAGTTAGCGTTGTCACCATCAGAAATTGTATAGAATTTAAACAAATCAAAAACTTTGTTACCTCTTACTTCAGAAACAACCCAAGGTGAACTTGGTGACTGATATTTTTCAAGATACCATGAAATAGATGAAGGATCAGAACTTTGAGCTTCAGGTAAATTAATCAAATCACATTTTAAACCTCGTATATAACCTTTATTATATGAATAAGTTAACATTGTTTGGAAAGATTCTTCAACAAACAAAGGAACTATATTTCTTGGTTTTTGGAAGTTTGATATCCCAAAAACTTTAGTCAAATAAGAAGAATCACTTATTGTGAATGATGTTTCGAATTTAAAATTGTTTCCTAATCTATCTTTTGCATTTATAACAAAAGTTGAGAAAGGATTTTTAGTTACTCCAGAGTACTGACCTGAACAATCCATAGAAACATCTGTCAAACCTGTGATTTGGAAAGTTGGGTTTTCGTCTGTTGCGTAAGTAGATATACCTCTAGACCTTAAAGTTGCTACAACTAAGTCATCATATAATGTATATGAGTTACCTGTATAGTAATAAACCATACCGACCACGCTTCCTGAATAACAATCTGTAACAGTTGTTGTGGTTGTTGTTGTAGGAACAACAGGTGTTGGTGTAACACAAGGGTTAGACGTTGTTGTAGTTGTTGTTGGTATAATAGTAGTTGTAGTAGTAACAGGATTGATGTGTGTTAAACCAGTCACAACTGTCCAATAAGAATAACCTGAATACATACCATTACCAACATTAGAAAATAATGCGTAATACCAAGCGTCATTAAACGGAGAGCTATAATTAGTTAAAGTACTTGAAACTGAAGGTAAATTAAACACATTCGTTTGTGCGGTATATCCTGTTAACATATCATAATCCATTCCGTCAATTGTTCCAAAGTATGCAATTGATGTTGGTTGAGATAATGGATTTACAATTCGACCATAAACAAAAGATCTGTGATCTTCATCCAACGTTGAAGTTGTGCCATTGAAGTTTTCATAAGGAACAGTTAAAATTGACTCAATTTCAGGTGGGAAACTGTCTAAAAATGTTATTGAGGATTGTGAATTTGTACAACCTGTAAAATCAACAGTAAATCCTGAAGTTAAGATGTTATTACATGCCGGTTCACAGTCAACAATTACAGGTTCCTCACAGTAGAAATCAACAGTAGCAGGATCTACATTTGCACTTGTTACAATAGACCAAGATGGTCCTGCATCGTAACCAGATAGACCAAGGATCCTTGTTACAAATAATTGATTTGATTGTTGTAAATATGATTTAGCGATATATGCTGCCTCATATTTTGGGATTTGTGTATTAATGAATTTTTCTGGAGAAGTAGGTCCGAAAACACTTTGGAATTCTTCATAATTTCTTATAAAGATCGGTTCAAAAGCGGGACCACTAATAGTTTCTCCAACAATTCCTAAGGTTGTGACACCAACGCTTTGTGCAACGAAACTTAAATCAACTTCCGATGTGTAAACTCCTGGTGAAACAAATACTTTACTGTTTGTAGCCATTATTAAAATTTTTTTATTTTATTTATTTTTCTATATAAATACCGACAAAAATTAGAAAAACTTTACTTGTAATAAAGTATTTATATTTTGGTGAGATTTTATTCTGCCTTTTTTCTGCCCATGTCAAACACTAAAAAAATAAAGAATCTTAAGATATCAGTAGAGGTACATAATGTATTAAAAAAATACTGTGACAAAAGGGGAATCAAAATGTATAAATTTTTGGAAAATCTTATTTTAGAAAAGTGTAAGGATAAAAAAGATATTTATGGTGAAAACTAAATTAGTTTTTGTTGTACAATTATAAATGAACTTTCATTATTATCTTTTTTAATAACATTTACCCTTATAATATCATTTGTGTTTAGTTGTATCTGATTCAAATCGGTTCCATAAAAATCTTCATTTATAAAAACGTTGTACTCTTCTACATTTTCCGTAGTTGTTATATTCATATCTGTAGTATAGTCAACCTTGATTTCAAAAGAATTTTTGTTCTTTGGGAAATTAAATGTAAGATCTGTAGGTGATTCTGTATTTTTTTTCTTTTTTCTACTTTTTATTTTATCATCCACTTCATAAGTTTGAAACGTTCTCACAATTGCGGGTGATACTTTATATTCATCTTCATCCAAAAGAAAACCTTGTAGAGTCATACCATATTTTTGTATGTACATCTTTCTTTTTTCCAAATCCAAAATTGACTCGTCTGTTACGTCGTTTAATACTATAGGAATATAGTGTCCGTTTATAACTTGGTATGCTTGTCTTGAAGCAAATTTTTCTACAATAGTTTTATTGAAAGTATTAAGTTCCCTCATACGATTACAAACTATTATAACAGTGTATGTTATTTGAACAGGAATTGGTTGGGGTATTTTATAAATGTCTATTCCATGTCTTTGTCCATCCCAAGTTGGTACTTCTGCGTAGTGATATAATTTTCTATTAGGTATATTATATTTTATAACGGGATCCCCAAATTTTACTTCAGGTGCACGAACAACAACAATAAATGGTGGTTCTACGTTTTTATCAATATTTTGAAAATCCCACGTCTCGACAAACTGAGCCCAATTCTGAGTGGTTATTAAAATATCTACAGTAGGAACTTTCTTACCTGAAACAGATATTGATAATTGATCTTTTACAAATTGCAAAAATCCGCCATCCAAATCAGCGTGTAATAAACTTTTAGGTAAAAATGTACCTTTTTCTTTTATTATCTCAAGTAACTCTTCTCTTCTTTCATAAGGAGTGACAGGTTGTTTGAGTGGTATATATTTTTTTATTTTATTTGGTAACGCCATTATATTCCTCTAAATTCATTTGGACCTACAGGTGCCGCGATTATTGTTCTATAAAAAGGTTTGTAACCTTTATAAGTATGTTTTATGTCAGATGTAACCCTACCATCGTTTACGACTGAATAATACCTAACAAAATTTTCAGTATCATAGTACCCAACATAATCTCCATAGTTTATATCAATATTCAAATCTTCCAATGTTTTCAAATAAACAGACATAGTAATATTTCCAGGTTCAACTTGATCCATTTTGGTACTACCTAAAAAACTATTTGTCGGTGCAGTAATTGCGACATAAGCATTGAACTCAACGGGTGGTAAGAAAGTAACACCGTCTTCTAACGTTTCACCATAAACATCATCAATTTTTATTCTGTTTCTATCAATTCTATAAAGTACACAAGTATAGTTCATGTCACCAAGTAACCACTCTTGACCAATCGAGATCTCTAATTGGAAATCTTTATCTCCAAAAAATTTACCCAATCTAGTTATAGGAACTTTGTTGTTCATTTGTTGTTTTTATTGATAAATATTAAAAATTGTAGTATTTTTATATAAAAAAGATTTGACAACTACTAAATCTTTATTAGAACACAAAGCTTTGGAGTTACTTGATTCGTATTCAGGTGCAAACAACTATATTATTTTTTTAAAAAACAAAAAGGATACTTCTAAAAAGTTTTTTCCTACAAGAACTCAAGCGGACTATGTAATAAATTATTTTGACACAACACCCAAAGTTGCAAGAAAATGGGTTGAGTTAGATACATATTTTGCTGAAAAGTTTGCAGAAGAAAAATACCTGTTCCAAACTCCTGAAAAAATATTCATTGAGAAATTGTTAGTAGAAAAAGAAAAATCCTATCACGTTTGGGCTAAGTTCTTTGAAAAAGATGTGTTGAGTGAATTTTGGATACCAAAATCAGCTCTTATAAAATCTCACTCTGTTGATAAAGTTGAAATTGATTACTCTAAATATAATCATAGACCGCCACTTTCACACCAAAAAGAAGCCATAGAAAAGTTAGTAGGATCTAAAAGATTTATTTTAGCCGACGACATGGGACTTGGTAAAACTACCTCAACAATTATTGCAGCTTTAGAGACAGGGGCAAAAAAAATATTAATTGTTTGTCCCGCATCATTAAAAATTAATTGGCAAAGAGAAATTGAGAACTATTCAAACAGGCCTACTTTTATTTGTGAGGGAAAAAAATATTCTGTCGATTCTGATTTTGTAATTGTAAATTATGATATATTAAAAAATTTCCACAATTCTAAAGACAAAGAAAGTTCATTGTTAGAACAATCCAATTTTGATTTAGTGATTTTGGATGAGGCACATATGATTTCTAACGTACAAGCTCAAAGAACAAAAATAATAAATAGTTTTGTAAAAAAAGTTAAAAGAGTTTGGTTATTAACTGGAACTCCGATGACATCACGACCAATGAACTATTACAATTTATTAAGTATAATAGAAAATTCTGTCGCTCAAAATTGGATGGCGTATGCTATAAGATATTGCCAAGGATATCAATTCATTGCAGGAAAAAGAAAAGTTTGGAATGTAACAGGTGCGTCAAATTTAGAAGAACTACGTGACCGAACATCAAAACAAGTGTTGAGAAGATTAAAAGAAAATGTATTAGATCTTCCTGATAAAATTATTACTCCTGTTTATTTACGTTTAAAATCCACAGAATATGAAAATCTTATGGGTGAGTATTATGATTGGTATGAAAATAAAACCGAAGAATCTCAATCTCTTACAATACAATTTTCTAAATTAATGAAAGTTAGAAAAGTAATTGCAAACGAAAAAGTAAAACAAACAATTGAATTTGCTGAAAACATTTTAGAACAAGGAAAAAAAGTAATCATATTCACTAATTTTACAGATACTCTACAAACAATTTATCAACATTTTGGAAAACAAGCGGTCTATCTTGATGGAAGTTGTTCAAATGCAATGAGACAACAATCCGTTGATTCATTTCAAACCGATGAAAAAATCAAAGTTTTTGTTGGTAACTTGAAAGCTGCTGGTGTTGGTTTAACACTAACATCGGCTGAGGTTGTTATTATGAACGATTTATCTTTTGTTCCCGCTGAACATGCACAAGCAGAAGATAGGGCTTACAGATATGGACAAAAATCAAACGTGTTGGTTTATTATCCTTTATTTGAAAATACAATCGAAGGTGCAATTTATGACATCTTAAATAAGAAAAAGAAAATCATCAATACCGTGATGGGTGACGAACCTCAAGAAGAACTCGGAGATACGTTGGAAGAAATACTAAATCTAATTAACAAAAAAAAATAATCTTTTTTTAAACTATTTATCAGTAATGAAAGTTACTGTAAAATACGTAAATTCGGGTTTATCTGATAATGATAAATCATTGATCAATTCTTTTATAAAATTTTTAAACAAAGAATTTACCTTAAAAAATGATGTCACAATCGAATTTTTAGGTGAACGATATGGTGAAATGACTACTGGAAGTAGAATGGACGATAAAATAAAAATTTTAACTAAGAATCGAATGAACCGAGATATTTTAAGAACTTTATCACACGAGTGGGTTCATGAACATCAGAGGACAATTCTAAATAGAAAACACGGACCAAACATTGGCGGAAGAAATGAAGACGAGGCAAATGCCTTTGCAGGAAGATTAGTTAAAATGTTTGAAAAGGAAAATCCCCAACAAGAGGAGATGATGTATGAGAATTACGTTTTTGAAAACAAAGTTAACAAACTGAACGAGAATATTTTAATAAATGAAAAACAATCGATTCATGAAGGTTTTATAACCGAAATGAAAAAAATTGGTATAGAAAAATTACCATATTCATATTCAGCAATTAAAAGATTTGTTGACCCAATGACAATGGATGTTCATTATAACAAACATTACAAAGGTTATGTTAAAAAATTAAATGACGCTTTATCTGAAAAAAACTATGGAGATTTAGATTTAGAAGAAATAATTTTAAAGGTAGGAAAATATAATGACAAAATAAGAAACAACGCAGGTGGGGCGTTTAATCATGCATTGTTTTGGAAAATGTTATCCCCAACAAAACAAGTACCGAAAGGAGAAATTTTAAAAAAAATTAATAGTCAATTTGGTAGTTTAAAGAATTTGAAGGATGAATTTAATCAAGTTGCTTTAGATAGATTTGGATCGGGATGGGTTTGGTTGATCGTTTTGAAAAACGGAAATTTAAAAATTATGTCGACACCAAATCAAGACAATCCTATGATGGATGTGGTTGAAAAGGGTGGGTTTCCTATTTTAGGATTAGATGTTTGGGAGCACGCATACTACCTGAGATATAAAAATAAAAGAGACCAATACGTTAAAAATTTTTGGTCATCAGTAAATTGGGAGTTTGTAAATCAGCTCTACCAATCTAAAAAAAAAAGTAAAACCACAATAAATGAAATTGCGGTAAGAACAAATTCAAAAATAGATTACTTATGTGACTACGCACATTCTCAAAATATAAAAGATTCACCATTTTGTAAGTTACAAGAGTATAGAGATAATTTGACTGACCGATCAATAATTCAAAGTTTAGAAAGATCCATATTAGTACTTGATAAATTTTTTGAAAAAAAAGTCGTAGGTAGTTTTCCAATTATTGTTGATCTTTCGTTAGTAAACGAAGAAAAAACCAAAAACTTTTTAGAGTTAATTTCAGATTTTATCGTCTCCCAAAAAATTGACCCGTATCAGAAATCTAAAATTATAAAATCTTTGAAAAAAACTTCAGTTGTTCCTGATACTATAGATGAATTAGTTTCATACGTAAGATCCCTTTCACATCAAGAATATGAAAAAAGTTTTGAGGGGGACGATTTTTTATACAAACCAACAAAACTCCAACTTAACTATAGATGTTCAGACGATCAAAAACAAAAATTTTTTGAGACACTTCAATCCGTTAAAAGTGAAAAACTAAGTTTAGATTTTTTCTTTTTTCAAATAACAAGTTGTTTGTACAATTCATTTAGGAAAGGTTCGTACTATATTAAATCAGATTTAGAAAGTAAAAATGATTTATATGATGAGGAAGGTAATTTAATTTTTTCAGGAAAATCTAATTTTGAAGTTAAGAAAATGGATCCTTTTATTGATAGTTATCTTTCTGAATTTTTTTCCATTTTCAAAGAAAGTAATTTGAAAATTCACAAAAAAGAATATCTTAGTTTGTATAATGAACTTATTAATAGGATATATGTTTGGTTAACCGAAAATAAAAACGCAATTTCTTATTTACAAAAGGTAAAATCACAAATTGCAGGAATTATATACGAAAATAATCTTATAGTACCAATAGAAAATATTGATCTTTATTGGTCAAACAAAGGGCAAAGAGGATGTTTAGAAAAAAGATTATCTATAAGATTTAGAATAAAACCAAACATAGATAATTTAAAAGTTTACAGATATCAAGGAAATGGTAAGGTTGTTGGCGTTGTTAATAATGTGCCGAAAAAAGATAGAAATAAAATTATTTGTGACCAATAAATATTTATATATAAAAACCAATATGTCAATTATTAATGAACCTGATAGAACTAAGCTATATCAAAAAGTGAGGCATGTCTTAGGTGCACCGTTGAGATCAATAGAGTTAGAAGATGAACAAATGGATACTCTATTGGAATTTTCGATTGATGATTATTCCGAGTTTATACAAAATTGGTTAATAGAATCAAATTGGACTAATCTTTGGGGGTTGAATGTTGAGACACAATCATTATCAAGAGCGTTCCTTACTAAAAGTTTAGATTTTGAAACAAGGTACACCTATGCATATTCAAAGATTGCAGGTCTACAAACAGGGGGTGATTGGGTATTAAAGAAAGATTACATACAATTAGAAAGGGGCCGCCAAATCTATGAGATTCCTGCTAATAGAGAATTAAATGAATTACTTTGGTTTAGTCCTGCGGAATTAAATAATATGTTATTTGATCCATGGGCTTTTGGTGGTATTGCTGGGGGAGGTATCTCAGGTCCGGCAGGGTACGCTCAAGTAGGTAATGTTTCAGGAAGTTACTTTTTGATGCCGGCATTTGATATGTTATTGAGAATGCAAGAAATTAACATCCAAAGAAGAATTATTGCTGGTGACTTAACTTATAGAGTTACCGCACTACCTGACGGAAAGAAAGCTGTTCACTTGATGAATACACCGGGAGGTAAATTTGACTTCGGTAACGCGACTTTAATGAGGGGGAAAGTTTGGTATTGGTATTATGATACAACCGATGGAGACAAAGACAAATGTAGAAGAGATAATCCTGATATAATTAAAGATCCCTCTGAAGTTCCTTTTGAAAAACTTAGTTGGGATGATTTAAATAATCCCGCACAACAATGGGTAAGGAAATATTTCATTGCATCTTGTAAAGAAACTTTATCAAAAGTAAGGGGTAAATTTAGTGGTAACTTGAAAACCCCTGATGGTGACTTAACTATGGAATATACTACGTTAGCCACCGAAGGAAAAGACGAAAAATTGAAGTTAATTGAGCAGTTAACAGGTGCTGAAGGAAGTTTGACAAGATTAAGACCAGATAAAGTATTAGAACGAGAAGCTCTTTTAGCTGAAAATTTGAACAAAACTTTGAAGTTCAGACCAATGCCAAGACAAATTTATGTTATATGACAAAAACTAATCGTAAAGACATTATTAAAATACAAACTCAAAAAGTTATCCATCATAAGATAGATAAAAAGAATTCTTCAGTCATAGTGGAATCTTCTTCCTATACCACAGGAACCGAAAACTTAGTTGTTGTTTTAAACGTTGATTTATGTGAAGTTACATTAAATTCATCAGTTAATGATAAGGTTACGGTAAAATCATTAACAACAGTCATAATTAAACCAGATTTTGGATTGGTAGATCAAGAATGGGACGAACTAACAATTGAAAAAGGGGCTTGTGTGCAATTTCAATTTGTTCAGCAACATTGGTATATTATTTCTTCTGACGGGATCAAACTGTCATAGGTAAGTACTTGTTCATAGAGCCTTCAGCTAATTCATACATATGAAATGGACTTATTTGGACCCTATTCCAAAACGACATTTCTTCAGGTGAGATTTCCATCACATCTTCTAACTTATCTTGATCACCCTCATCAAAAGGTTGTCCATTTATTAGTTCACATTGTCCTTTAGTGAAGAAAGGTCTGTCCTCAGGATTCTTAACCAATAATCCATTTCTCACTTCTTGTTTGAATACAACAAGTAATGGCTCCACTCTTTTATTGAAAGTTGCAATTGCTCTTTGGATATTATACTGACCTTTCATTGTTGGGTTATTTTCTAAATCCGAAGGATCAATACGGTAACAATTTAACTGAATTATAGAATCTAAGTTTTCAGGAATAGTCCCACCGTAAATATCAATATGTTCTTGTGACCAACCTTTTTTTGGTTTGTTAACTTTTTGAACATCTCCGTGTGAAGCTTTAGTTCCGTTGTTAACATAAAAGATTACATCACCAAGATTTACATTAAGTCCTTCCTTAATTGCAAGTTCCATATGTGCTTGTCTTGACATTAAACTTCCTGCCCTTGTTGTTTGTTTACTACGAATAATGTAGTCATCAATACTTTGTTTTACTTTTGCCTTGTTTGCAATATCCATCAAAGGAATTTGTAAGTCAAAAATTTGTTGTACATACTCGTAATACCATTCAACAAACTCTTGTCCTTTACCATCAAGGAGTAATTTAATACCTTTATCCAAGAACTTTTCAATATAGATTGGCATTTTTTTAGATTTAATTGAGTTTCCTGTAAGTTTGATTTTACCTTTTGCAGTGATAAGAGCGTAGTTCTTACGTGACAAGTTAATACACGCCGGCCATTGACCATCAGTATCAAGAGCCATCTCACCCCTCATCGCAAGATCGTTAAACTCCATCACATCAGCTTCTTCACCTACATATTCTTTACCCTCAACAACTTTCCAATTCAGACCTTTACCAACATACTTTCTTTCCTCTACCCTTTCAGGAACCGAGAAGTTAATACCGTCCGTGTCCATTACCAAAGGTGTATAACCACGATCCATAAAGAAATTAATCATCATACGAAGATACTGACGACCTGTACAAGTAATCATCTCACCTTTATCCATGTCACCCCAATGAAAAACTTGTGGAGCTGACAACGCACCGAACATCGAGTTGATGAAAATCTTAATTGGTAATTGTTTACGGTCATAAGAAGTTGATTTCTTTTTGTCAATAGTCGCATATTCCTCAGATAATTGTTTGTATTTGATACGAGTGTTACGGAAGTAGGATAGTAAACCTTTCATCGCACCTGTGACATCACACTCGGGGAATACATCATGTACCAACTGAATACACGGGTATAGAGACGAGTAGTCAAGTTTTAATACATTCTTTGAGTATCCTGTTCGAATTAGACGAGAAAGTCCTCCTACGAAGTTCCCTTTGTCGTTTTTAGAAGGAATTGCAAGTCCATGTTTATAAGACCAAGCTAACATCAACATTTTCCATAATGTTGCAGTACCCATCGTTGAAACTCTTTCATATGTTGTTGGAAGAAGTGATGCCAACAAGAATGAACCTTGGTTGAATTCTTCATCAACCAATAGAGTTTCTTCCAAGTCATCGTCAAGATAACGCTCAATAATGTCGTCCCCAGTTGTTTTGATATACACTTTAGAATGTCTACCACAGATATCATCAATCTTTGGGTCTACCCCAACTTTTTTATATTTACCATTTTCAATATTTAACCAATACTCTTCTTTCTCACGATACATTGACCCAATTTTGTTATGCTCAACATAAATACGATCAGTAGCCTCAGCCTCAATATATTTGGTAATATACTTCAAACCAGCTTCTTTGATGTTTGAGTTAATCGCCTGAGCTCTTCTAACTGAATGTAGAATATCAATAATATTGTAACCCCACATTTGAGTTTGAGTGAATTTCTCTACCTCGTTTGCAAGTTTCAACATTGACTCTTTTTGTGAAATAGATTTCTCAGTGTTAAGAGATTTTGCAACTCGTTTAATATCAAGATTTAAAATTTTACATCTTTCATAAATCCAATACCAGTCAAAGTTAAATGAGTTGTACCCTGAAAGAATGGAAGGTTTTTGTTCCTCAATAATATTAAAGAACTCCGTAATACCTCTACGTTCTTCGTCTTCGTTGGTACACTCAATAACTTTTTTGAATCCTTTGTTTGTTTTGATTCCGATCATGAAGATACGACCATCCTTGGGCTCAAGTGAGGTCGTCTCAAGGTCAAATACCATCCTCGTAATGTCGTTGTATTCCTCAAAACCTTTGAATAATCTTTTTTCTTTTGAGATGAGGTATTGTTCAACGGGAGGTAATACCATGATGAGGTCTCTTACATTTTCACCCCAAGGATCTACCCCACCTTCTCTAAAGAACTGAATCAGGTTTCTATAACCTTTCATGGACTTAACAAGAAATGTTAAACCACGTTCTAAACGATCATTACCATCAGTTCGTAGTTTTTCTATAATAATACCATGTTTTGTCATGGCTTCTTTTTGTAATGCTTTGGATTTTGAATAGAAGTTAAGATTACGTAGATCTCCTACCCAAGCAAAAGATATCAATGTATCTCGTTGGATCTGTTTTCCTTTTTCAGGAACTTCTTTAATTTTAAAAATCTTGTCGGATAAGTAATCGTATTCTACCGATACGATGAATTCTTCAGGATCATTTCCCTGAAGAAATTGTTCAATTTCTTCTTGTGATATCATAGTTATTTACTTTTGGTGTATTAGCTACCGAATAAGGTCGGCATTTACCTTCGTAAATAAATATAGGAGTAAAAATTACTCTTGTCAAATTATGATTGACAAGTTCCACAATCAACATATTCTGTGGACATGTTTGTAACGGTGAAAGTTTCTGGACCTGTCGTAATGTTAAGAATATTATAACAAGCATCAAAATCAGCAAAGTCTGTTGTTAAATAATAAGTGTAACCAACTATTGGTACAAAATAAGGTGGAGTTAAAGAAAACTTTGCAACCCTAATTTCAAAATCAGCACAACTTGAAACACTATAATAAACAAACAGAGGCTCTGGAGTCATTGTAGGTGTGGGAGTTGGTGTTGGTGTCGGCGTCTTAGTTGGTGTTTTGGTTGGTGTTGGGGTTGGCGTTGCAGATTTTGTTGGTGTTGGTGTAGGTGTGGTTTCGGGACCAAAGAAAGAAATAATTTCCAATGTGATTTCCAACTCTTCAAGAGGCGGGTAATTCAATTGGAAAGTTCCAAAATCCGTTTGTTTTGTTAAATCATCATAATTTCTGGCAACAGTTTCTTTGTAAGTTCCAACCGTAGTGTTACTTTTAATTTCGATAGTTGGGTTGATCACAATTGGTTCACCATTTATAGTGGTCAAAACATTGGAACAACTGAAAATGTAATCAAAATTAACAGCGCTTGAAGCTTCTAAAACATAATCACAGACAACCGAACCTTCGGTGTAATTTGCATATAAAGTTAAAGACACGGCATTAGCACAAGTATTTGACAAATTACTTGCTCCGACTTGCCAATAAGTTGTTCCTGAACATATTTGGGTTTTAATACTATTACCTCCCGCAACCGTAATATAATCTATAGTGTCAGGGTCAACTAACGGTTTACTTGTACCGTCCCAAGAAGAAATGTTAAGTTCTGCGGCAACGTGATCAATTCTACACGCAAACCCAACAGTATACCCACCGGCAAAAACTAAACCAATTATTTTTTGAACCCCCGAAAAGTTGGCAATTAGTGCTGAACCTGAGTCTCCACCGTCAATTGGGTGTGGACATACAGTTGCTAAATTCGGGTCATTTTCTGGTCTAACAAACTGTATTACATCTGTAAATGTTACAGTCTGTACACTACCTTGTAATTTAAAACCCCCAACAGGTATGGTAACACCAACTGCAAAAACCCTCAAAGGGCACGGTAATCCTTGTTTAACACCGGTTCTAGCACCAGAACTAAACAACATCGGATTTGTAGATAAGAGATTGTTTATTTCAGAGGTTGTTGCAAAGGGATAGGGAGACCCATAACTTATCCCAAATTGTTGTGAAGAACCAGGTATACTTACAACAGGAGCACAGTCCAAAGATATTAATGCCCCATCTACTTTATTTACACCACCAGTCAAGAACATTGGCACATACCTTACAACCTCACCAATTTTCCAAGCATTCGGGATAGGCCAAGGAGAATTAGATGGACTATAAACAAAATCCTCATCTCTTGATCCTGTATTACCTAAATCATACTCATTTTGAATTACACCTGACAAATTTCTTTGACTTGTATAAAAAGCATCACGTATAACAACGTGGTTATTTGTTACACCAACTAAAGCCTGAGTTTGATTGTCAACGGCAACAAACCCCAAAGTACCCAAAGAATAAGAACCGGCAGGAAGTGACTGAGCAATACCTTTACTAGCAATCATAGTTCCACCTAATATTGGTCTTATGTATTGTCTATTAGGACAGGGATTTGATAATGTATGACAAAAAAGACAAGTCGGGTTACAAGCCATTGTTTTAATTTCACCCACCTCAACAACGTCTACTTTTAAAACTTCACCATTTACAATAAAATCATCGTTTGGTAGTAGTTCATTTTGTGGTATAACATCAACAGGGAACTTTGTTGGGACTGTAAAAACAATTGCCATTTCCCCTGTCATTTCTCCATTTTTTATTTTATGACCATAACCTACACCCACATAATCAGGTGTAGTTATGTATAAGTCATTGATTAACTTTTGTATTTCACTATTTAACATATCGGTTTAGTTTTAAATGTCATATAAATTGTTGAGACACCAGCTACCGCAGCACTTGGGGTTGGTGTTGGAGTAGGTATTAAACCTCTTGTTGGTGTCGGTGTTGGTGTTAATCCTGAAGTTTGTGTTGGCGTTGGTGTCGGTGTTGGGTTTGTATCAGGAGAAACACTTGGAGTTGGTGTTGGTACAGGTACTGAAGGTTCAGGTGTTGGCGTTGGTGAAGGCGTAATTGATGGTGGTAGTGGTCCAGGTCCGATACAACAAGGGAATTCAATAACATAACAACTTTCCCAAGGCAAATCGTCAGCTATGAAACTTTCTTGTACATTTATGTATAACCTTTCTCTTATTGGAAGAAGTAGGGTACCTTGGTCATTTCTGAATAAAAATTGACCTTCGTATCTTCCTGTAGTACTAGTATCTCGTGGTGTAAATTGGTAGTAAACATAATACTCAGGACTTGCGTTTGGCTCGATAAGAATTTTTTCTACAAAACCGCAAGGTCTTGTTGATATCTTTGGAATACCTGTCTCTGTGTTAACCATCGAAAAGAATATTGCAGACTCTTCGATGAAATCCATCATGTTGTTGTAATCACTTCTCCCATCTTTTATAACTTGCATTTTTAAAAGAGGAAGCGTAGCATTTTTCTTTATAAAGAAATCCATTAACAGTTTTCTTTATAAATATAACAACTAACATTCTTTTCGCAATTCTGCAGCATAAAAGTCAAATCTGTTATGTTCAGTTGGTGTCATCAAAAGAACCCCCGATTTTATTCTTCCTTTGACGGTTTCTTGGTAACAATGAGACATTAGGGTTTGTTCGTAAGGATTTGCAAATTTTGTTTCCAAGTAACATTTATAATTACCTTCTTTACTCATTATAATTGGCCAATTCGAGAGATATATTTCTCCAGTCGCATAAGGAATTCCTTCTACAGATTTAATGTTTTTAAATTCTAACGATGGAGAATTCGGGTCTTGTCCGTGGGTTGGTAAATTTTGATTCTGTGGCCAATGTTTAGATCTGAAAGTTTGAGGTACGTTATACCAAGACCATTGTTTTTCGTGACTGCCATAAAATTCGGTATAGTTAAATTTTAAAAAATCGAGATTTTCTTTTTTTACTATAGATAACATTTTGTTGTAAAAGTTTTCAACGTAACGATTAAATCCATTTTTACAAACCCCTTTTCTTCCAGAATAAAAAGACATATCGTCTTCAAAAAACATATAATATGACATTTCTGATTGGTCAAAATGTTCTGCAACAAAAACCCTACCTCCTGTAATACCAATGTTATCTTTTTTTATGTGTTCAAACCCGTATTGGTCACATAATGATTGATATCTTGAAAATGTGTTAGGGTCTGTAGAATTGTTTAATAAATATTTTTTTGTTTTCAACAGTATATTTTCATCATAGTCATCCATTGATTTTAATAAAAATTCAAATTGTTCGGGACTATTAAATGTTATTACATATAACCCTACTTCACCATTTGTATTATTACTCACAACTTTTATTTTGGATGCGTTTTTTAAAACCGCAGAACCGTTTTTTAAATTTTCAAAAAATGTGTATAATAAACCATCAGGTAATATTTCAAAGTAGTCAATCAAAGTTGGGTTATTATAAAGTAGGATTGTAAATAAACTTTCCTCAGTACCCATTAATCCTTTGTTTAAACTATCTTGCATTAAAGAATAATACATCGTATTTAGAATCTCGATCGTTTTTTTTGGACCACCAAAAAAACCTCCTCTTGCAACTTTGTCAATTTTTTGATTGGTATAATCATTCATTTTTGAATACTCGAATCCATGAATCTCATTGTGCGCGTTGTATGGAAAACAAACAAAGAAAAACTTATCAAAAGATTCTATTTTATCTAAAACATTATCATGAGTGAAATAGTTCATACTTACCGTGTTGGACAGACCGGCATCAATCCAATATAAACTTTCAGAATCGAACTTGTCTAATATTCTAGCATCGTTTAATAAATACATTTTTGACATAACCAATGGGTTATACATCTCTAATTTTGCTTGTGTTGAGTCCCCAAGCCAACCCGCTAAACTATACCAATTAGGGTTTTTTCTTATTTGTTGAATTTGATTATAAAACTCATTGTTTTTAAACCAACTTATATCTCTGAGAATAAATTGTGTGTTATCGGGCTCTCTTTTATTGAACACAAATTTTTCTAATTCTTCGTCACCAAAAATTATCAAATTACAATCGATATCTAATAAATCTGAAAATTTGTTTAGATAGTGATCATAACTTCTTGACCAACCTTCTTTTAATGAATCTCGACCTATATTCCAAAGACCTGTAACCAAAGTAATTTTTTTACTTTTTACAACAGGTATTGGTCCGCCAACAACGTGTCTGCCTAATTGACTACACACAACTTCTAAATTATATGGAATATTTTTTTGTTTGAAAAAAACTTTAATTGCAGCGTCAACACCTGGCAAATCAAATCTTTTAAAATCGTGAAAAAGAATAACTCCACCGTCAACCATTCTATCATATATCTTTTTCAAACTATCGTATATTGAATCGTAAAAATCTCCGTCTAAAAAAGCAAAACAAATTTTTTCAGGTAAATCTTCTTCATTAATGTCTTTGAACCACCCTTTTACTATTTTTGGTGGTGTCAACCCATTATTTTCAAAGTTTCCTCTAAGTACGTCTTCTGTGGTTTTTAACGTTGATGGTTTCCATCCTGTATTAATTTCATACTCACTCAAAGGAGGTAAACCCTCAAAAGAATCAAACACAGTTAGGGTTTTTGAAGATTCGAATACATCCAATGTTTTTCTAATATATTTGGATGATTCTCCAACATAACAACCCAATTCAACCACATCCCCTTCAAGATTTTTTTGTAAAACTTCAGTTAAGTTTTTTACAATATGAGAAATTTGTTCACTACTAATAATTGAAGCGTCAATTTTGTTGTTTTCAAAATTTAATATTGATTTTATTATGTTTTTCATATTATTTAAAAACTTTTTTTAATTGGTGTATTTGAATTTTATTTGGTTCTACTTTTTTTATTTTAAATTGTTCTGTGTCGTACACAAAATTATGATAGTTCCCTTGTATCCATACATCGTAATTTACTGGACCTCTTGGTTGTAATGTAGATACAAAACCAACCGCATGATTGATTAATAGGGGTACCGTCGTTAATGTTGTAAAACCTTTGGAATTTAATAAAGGTAAATAATCGTCAATTGCTATGTAATCTTTTCTATAATTCAAATTATCTAAAATGTATTCATAAGCATTTTTTTTAATAATATAAGCCCAAGCTCCAGTACTTTTTGGTATTGTGTAAAGACAATCAGTTACTTTAACCATAATTTCTTTCGGATTACAACCAAATAATAAAACGTCCCAATGAACTTTTTGTAAATCTTTGTGGACTTGTTGTAGAGTTGGTTTTAAGTGTTTACGTTGACCGGGATAGTAAGAAGTGTCTTCAATGTTAAAATCGTCTTCTGCAACAAAAATAGTTTCTAAATTTTGTTCTTTGGAATTTTGAAATATTTTCAAATGACTTTTAGTACAAGAATAGGCATGTAATTCATCCGTTAGTGCTTCAAATCTTTCTAAACCTTTGATGTTGTATTTTTTTTCTAAATTACGAACGTTTTTCAACCTATCAGTACTTTGAGGTAGATTTATAAAATAACCCTTGTTAGCAAAATTCAATCCTAAAATACTAAACATTTTTATATTTTTTTATGTAATTTTCTCCATTTATTTCTGGTTGGCTTTTACTTAATCCTTGATATCTTTTTGATGCGTCGGTATGACCAACATAAGGACCTTCATTAAAGTTACCATACAAGTAAGTACCCCAATCATCTTTGATCTCGTCCCATTTATTTTTAGAAATATATTCTCTATAAACAGAAATCATTTTTTCCTCAACATTACCTTGTCTTTGATTTAGTTTGCCCACGTGTTCATTATTTATAAAATCACTAAACCATTTTTTCATTTTTGAAGTCCGAAATACTACAGGGTTGTTAGACCATCGACATGTTGTAATTAAATTTAATTCTTTAATTCTTTTTTCTAAAGCAAACGGAGTAATATTTCCCGTAAGATCCTGACAAATTTCAAACCCACGTTGGGTGTTGTCGTCTTTACTAAACCATACACAATTAACAAAATTATATTTGTCAAAAACCTCAACAACTTTATTAAACTCTATATTAGTTTTGTTTAAGAAAACCCAATCATGTTCTAAAAACAAATAATAATCGGTTTCAATTTTTTCCAAACATTTTTTTATTGAGGAAATTAAACCACCAAAACTAAAACTTAATTTGTAATTTAAATTTTTGGAGTTTAACAAACCTTCTATTTCATTACGAGATTTCGTTTCATCAAACCCGTCACTATTATCATAATGTACAATAAACTTACAATCTTTAAGACTTTCAGGTAAGCTATGTATTAGATATTTTAAATAAAAAATAAAGTTATCAAGCAGATGACCGACAATAACTACCGTTAGTTTTTTCTCCATTAGTACCTATCTTCAAATTTATGATCCGTAACAAATGGTGTGTGTCTATGAATTAGTCTAAATCCCGACATTGGTATTATAAATGAAAGATTAGATAAGTATCCTGTTTTATAACCGTAACCTTTTTGATAACCGTAGTCACAAATAAAATCCCAATTATCTAAAAATTTTAAAAGAGAATTCTGAGAATCACCAAAAAATAATTGATTAGTACCGTCTAAAGTGTCGTATTGATCATCATTAAAATTTAATTGTAAGTCCGTTATGTAAGTTGGGTGATAGTAAAATAACTCTTGATTTGGTTGCCTATCTTTGTATACAAATCTAGCAGAAGAAGTTTTAACTGTGTTTGGTTCATAAATTTCATTCATAAAAGAAATCAAATCTTCTTTTGTTGTGTGATCAGATATTTTTGTATCACACTCTAAAAAAAATAGTCCATTGAATCCGTCCTCGATTGCCTTTCTTAATATAAAACGCCTAAGATTCCATGGGTACCTTGCGGGATAAATTCCTTTAGGGTCCGTTGGTAAAGGTTCATTAAGTTGTGAATTTTTATTATTTTTTCTTAAATCCTCAATATCAAAAACTTTTATCAATGGGTGATTTTCATACTCTAAAAAATCGTAAGGTCGATTTGTTGAGATATAAAATGGTATATCAAGCCCCAAATCTAAATAACGTTTTAGGTTGTAGTCCTTGAGTCTTTTGGTATAGTTAGGGTAATTAGCTTCAGATAAAAAACAAAATTTATTCATATTATTAAAGTGCTCCTACAATTCTTTCACACCATCCTTTGGATGTTGAGTGTGGCCAAACTACCCAATAAGTTGGTCTTTCTTGGGTATTAAATTCTCTCCATATTTTAGCAACACCGTCAGGATCTGTTTTCAATCGGTTTATTTCGTCAAGACCTGCGTCTTGTCTGTATATTGTTTCATCGTTTTTGTCGTGAAATGCAACAACCCAAAAATCATAATCAGTTTCAGGTAGTCTATTTAAGTCAACGTCAATACAATGTTTGAATATTGATAAAAAAGTTTCTTTCCACTCATCTTCAGTATTATAATCATATGGATTTGGTGGATAACTTTTATCTAATGTATATTGTTGTATTGCTCTTTTTTCAAACAACAACCCCGAATACTTTTCATAGTCACGTATACTTCTTTCAGTACCAAACCACTCATTAGTGTCTCCACTATAAATTTCACCGTCAACGCCTAACAACTGTCTGTTTTTTATATGACACGCCTCATTTTTTTTATACCAATTTTTGTCATCGTCCCATTGTTTAGTCCTTCCTTTTCGTGTGTATTCGTGCCATATAACAACTTTGTGTGGGTGAAATAAATCATAACCATGAGTAAATGATCTTACAGTAATTGATATTTCTTCGCCGTGGAAATAAAATTCGGGATCATGTTGTACTTCTTTAGAAAATTCACCTAAAGTAAAACAGAAGTGTGCCGAATAGAATCTTGCAGGTATAGGACCATCAAGTTTTTTCCAATTTGGAATGACTTCAGGTAGAAAGAAAACCACACCTTCAGGTGTGAACCTGTCAAAGGCCATTCTCCAAGGCTCCATAACCCTACCTTTTGGGTCATTGTCAGGGTCAAAAGATGACACGTAACCTGTCAACAAAGGTTTTTTGTGTCCTTTTGATTGTAGATCTTTTATCATATCAATCAAAGTTTTGTCCCAATTTTTTTCAAATCTCATGTGAGAGTCTATTTGTAATGTATACTCTTCTCCATCATATTGTTGTTGAGTGAGGTATCTTGCCCAACAAACACCTTTTGATTCTTTATAATCTATGTTTAAAATTTTAAATCTTTTGTCATTTTCATACTCCGAAAGGTCATCAAATTTATCCTCAGGATTAAATTGTCTTGCAATTGATATGACTAAATTATTTGGATTTTTAGCATTTTCCAACATGTTTTGAATTGTTGGTATTAACTGTGGGTCTCTATAAGACGCAATTTGTACAAATATTTTCATAAAAATAAAAATATTGTAAAATACAAGAAATGTAAATTGTTTTAAGCTGAGGTATCCAGGTAAACATGATACAAAATACACGTTCACCGAGTCTACTCCTTCGACATAACATAAACTAGTTTACCGTACCAAGAAATGTTTGTCCCCGCTTGTCCTGTAACTCTTAAACGTATTGTTGTTCCGCTGGTGTCTAAGGTAAAGGTTGGGGGACCAGGAAAATCTTCAAACAACGTGGTCACTGGACTTCCCACAACAGCTAAAACACCTCCTACATGTTCAAAAACCCCTAAAACTTTTCCACCGATTGTATGGTTTATTGCCCCACCAATTACCCAACCTTCGACTGTATATCTTCTATTATTACTTGTTGTTATTGTAACTAAAGTAGTTGGTGTTGCGTTAGTTGTTGTAACCCCCCCCTCTAAATCAAAATTCATTGAACCTGAAGCCCCCGCACCCAAATTGACAGTACCAACATTATCAATAGACATTCTTCTAAGACCACCCGTTGTTACACCAACGGTATCTTGTGCTATTCTATAAAGACCCAAATTGGTGTCCGAACTAAAAGAAAAACTTGGTAAAGAAACACTACCATTACCTGTTCGAACATAGCCGTCAACCTGTAAAGTATTTGTTGATGGATTATATGTAAATCCAACGTCTGTGTATAAAAACTCTTGAACAGCGGTAGGGTTATTGGAATCAACAAATGTAGGAAAAAATGTTTGGTCATTGTTGTTTGTAACCGTATCTACTTGAGAAGGTAATGGTGTAGTACCTGATGTTCCGTTAGTACCGGCGGATCCATCTTTACCTGAAGTCCCATCAGTTCCACTTGTTCCAGAAGTCCCATCAAAACCATTAGTTCCTGATGTTCCATTTATTCCACTAGAACCGTTGATACCAGAAGTACCGTTTGTACCGTTTGTACCACTAGTCCCATTAATACCTGATGTTCCATTAGTACCGTTGGTGCCCGAAGTTCCATTAATCCCGTCAGTCCCATTAGTACCTGAAGTTCCATTAGTACCACTTGTCCCCAAAGCAGAGGTTCCGCTCGTCCCATTTGTTCCATTTGTACCTGAAGTTCCGTTTGTACCCGATGTTCCATTTGTACCTGAAGTTCCGTTTGTACCCGATGTCCCATTTGTTCCGTTTGTACCCGATGTCCCATTTACACCCGAAGTTCCATCAGTACCTGAAGTTCCATCAGTACCTGAAGTTCCATTTGTTCCAGAAGTCCCATCAAAACCATTAGTTCCTGATGTTCCATTTATTCCACTAGTACCGTTGATACCAGAAGTACCGTTCACACCGCTAGTTCCATTAATACCTGATGTTCCATCGGTACCACTTGTACCTACGGCTGATGTCCCACTACTTCCATTAGTACCGTTGGTACCTGATGTCCCATTAATTCCGTCAGTACCTGATGTCCCATTAATTCCGTCAGTACCTGAAGTTCCATTAGAACCGCTAGTCCCATTAGCACCACTTGTCCCGTTAGTACCTGAAGTACCATTAGCACCACTTGTCCCGTTAGTACCTGAAGTTCCATTAGTACCACTTGTCCCCAATGCAGAGGTTCCGCTCGTCCCATTTGTTCCATTTGTACCCGAAGTCCCATTTGTTCCATTTGTACCCGACGTTCCATTTACGCCTGAAGTTCCATTTGTACCTGAAGTACCATTTACGCCTGAAGTTCCATTTGTACCCGACGTTCCATTCACACCTGAAGAACCGTTGGTTCCCGAAGTACCTGAAGAACCGTTAGTTCCGTTAGTACCCGATGTTCCACTAGCACCTGAAGTTCCATTTGTACCATTTGTACCTGAAGTTCCATTGATACCTGACGTACCATTTGTACCTGAAGTTCCATTCGCTCCCGATGTACCTGATGTCCCTGATGTACCTGATGTCCCACTACCAATTGCCGTAGCAACTTGTGCCAAAGTTGCCTTGTAGGACGAACCAGCAGGGTTACCTTGAGACAAGTCAGTTGGTATTACAACGTGAATTAAATCCGTTGATGTCAAAGGAGGTGCTGGTAATTGATCCGTAAGAAAAGCGTAGTTTGGCATTTTATTTTATAAATATTATTGATTCTGAAATAGATAGACATCACCATCCATCATCAATAAAATTGTACTGTCTTGGAATAGTTTTGCTTTGTCAGGACATTCTAGTACAACAAAAGATGAACACCCACAGGAATCTTGTATTTCCAAAATAATACTCTCGGCAACATCAAGTGGTGGTGGTGGTACAAATGAAATTAAAGGAGGTAGTGTGATTGAAGAATAAACCAAAATACACAAAGAATATGTAACATCACAAACTATAATATTGTAAGGTGAGCATCCTGTTATTCCTGATAGTTGTATTTGTGGCATTTTTTAAAAATTAACTGTGTTACATGTTCTTGATGCTGACCAAACTCCGTAATTTGTACTTGTTGATGACCAAACAGGTGTAAATGTGTGAGGCGGAGTTAAACCAACCAAGAAAATAGAAGTCCCTGTTGAGTCCATTCTAACAATATAAATTCGATTAGATTCTTCAAATAAAGAATAATATCTCGATATACTTGGAACTCCGAGAGGTAAAGTACTTATGTCGAATTCCAAAACACCGTTAGGGTATGAATATTGTTGTATAAAATATAAATCCGTATAAGGGGCCGAGTTTTTTCTTGCCATTAATATGATTTTATTGTTCGAGGTATACATTATTGACTCACCTAAATTAAGTGCTTGTACTTGAAACAATTGTGTAATTTCTGAGTTTGTGACGGTATTGAATGTGATATCCATCTCAATTACATTTATACTATTAACTAAATTTGTTGTAAACATAATTAATCTTGTGTCTGTAATTGATCCCATAGGCCATAACCAACCATTTCCTGGTAAGGTTGCCGTAACCGTTATTGTTCTTACAAATGACATAGAAGCCGGAGTTGATGTCGTCCATTCATTTATTAGTTTATTGGCCTGATCGGCTTTCCACAATTTAGTAGATGTATGTGTTATAGGAAAATTACTAAAACTATCATTTGGTAATGTAACTTGTGTTAAAGTGTTGTTGATTAAATCGTAAGTTTCAATGTAACCATTAATACCTCTACTGTAAACCGCACAACTTAATTGAACTGGATCAAACTCCAATGTTACACAACCGGGTATTTGAGAAGACTCTATTGTTTCAGATTGTAAAAGATTTCCAAGAAATGTGGTAGTATATGGTTGTGAAGTTTGTATTAAATTAAGAGCCCCAAAACCTAAAGGGGTATATGAACCAATATAAAAATCATTATTCCATTGAAATAATGAATGAATTAAAGTTGGTACTGGAATCAATATGTCAATATCCACTTGCCAAGAACCCGAAACATATTTAAATTGAGTTACATATTTTTGAGATAAAGTTGTATCAAAATTTAATGTTATCATTTTAGAATTAGTATTCATAACAATAGCACTTACTTGTCTATCGGCACTCAACGTTGTTAAATTGAATATTGGTATTTTACTCCATACAGATCCACTTATATCAACTAAAACAAGTTCAAAACCACCGCCACTACGGAATCCCATGGATACTAAAAGATTTGGATTTACAATGTTTGTTATCGGATCTCTATAAACACAAAGAGCCCCTGCCAAGGCCCCCAAACTTGGAACCCCGCTAGGTGATGTAATGTCTCTTGAAAAAACTGCCGACCAAGGGTTAATTGTTATGTCCCATTCTCGAATTGTGTAAGTTGAATTTTCACAAATCCACAATTTATTAGATGTTTGAGCCATTATTAAACCAAAAAATCCTGAAGACAAAGGTAGTGCTAGCGAAGTTGTGATATTTGTTGTTGGGTTATAAGAATATAAATTTGATGATGATGTTGCATTGTCTCTGTCTAAAAATAATGGTACACATAGAGAGGCAGCGTCAGTTGTTTCTGTTGGGGTTGGTGTGGGAGTTGGTGTGTTAGTTGGTGTGGGAGTTGGTGTATGAGTTGGTGTTACCGTTGGGGTTAAAGTACACCCACAAGGGTTTGTACATGTAGGTGGTGGAGGTGGAGGTAAAGGTGAATTTGTTGGTACGGGTGTTTGTGATGGGTTTGGACACCCACAAGGGTTTGTACAAGTTTCTGTTGGGGTTGGTGTAGGAGTTGGGGTTATTGTTGCAGTAACAGTAACTGTTGGTGTGGGTGTTGGTACCAAACAAGGATCAAACGTAGGTGTAGGGGTCATTGTTGGTGTAGGGGTTGGTGTCTGAGTATGAGTCGGTGTTGGTGTCGGTGTAGGTGTTGGGGTTGTTCTTGGTACTCTAAGGAAGTTTGTACATCTTGGGTTATATGTCAAAATTGTATAGAATCCGAATCTTTCTCTTGGAGGTACAAGATTACAAGGCTCAAATAAAAAGGGTAACACAACATCTCCTAAATTTATTGAGATATCTTCATTGTCTGGCGTAAATATAATATTAGCCAACTCACCATCGTAATTAACACTTTCAATAATTAATGCGGAACAATCCATACAACTTTACAATAAATACTTTGTAAAGTAATTTGGTCCTTATTAAATTATCTCTAATATTTTTTTATAAACTTGTATTACTTGAGGATGACACTCGAACGATTCTTTTTTTTCTAAACAATCAACCAATGAAGGCACCCCTTGAATGGAACCCCATTCTCTAACTCCGTACTTCATGTCAGAAGCGCAATGTAGTTGACACCCACCTATTACGTAACGATATTTGTATTCTTGAGATCCGTTTCGATATGGTGACCTAAACTCAGGATTTATTGAGCTACCTAATTGTAATATTTCACAGTCAGTTGTTCCTGCTAAATGTAAAAGACCTGAATCCATGGTAACAAAACAAGACGAATTATTTATGAGGTGCCAAGTTTGATCCAAAGTAGTTTGATTCATTAAGTTATATCCGAGTTTAATTGGGAAGTTGAAAACTGGTTTATCAACATTTGACCCTCCTAACTCAGAAGAATCTTTTCCAATAGAAATAACATGAATTCCTTTTTCATTTAAAAGTTGGGTTAATATTTGCCAATTTTTGGTAGACCAAGTTCTTGAGTTCCAATTTTGTACAGGATGTATTAAAACATATTTTTTTGGTAGATCTAGAAGTATCACATCTTTCGGGAAATAATCTAAGGTCATTTCATGTTTTGTTAACATGAATCCTAAATTTATTGCGTGAAGTTGTCTGATGTCCATAACATTATGTTTGTTACAAACACCATTTTCTTTGTATGAAACATCAAAAGTTGAAAGAACTTCGCAATTGTCTTTTAGCCAATTCAATATAGTTGTGTCATACCCGAAGCTGTTTTCAACATAAGGAGAGTTGGAGAATAATTCAGGGTGGTGAGATATTACCGTGACTTTTTTATCATAAGTTTGACATATTTTTCTAACAACTGGTGTAACGCATAAAGTATCTCCCAAAGCTCTACAACCCGTAACATCAATACAAATATTTTTCATTATAAAAAAATATAAATCAAAATGGTATAAAATCTATCTTTTTTAATATCCAAACCTTGATTTTTGTGCATTCCAATTTTGTGCCACTTCAGATGATAAAAATGCTCTATTATAAACTCTAACCACCGCAATGTTTCCATACATAACCAAAGGTGCGTTTGGGAAATAACCAACATATACTGGGGTGTTATAATAAGTTATTGTCCCTGTTTGAGATCCGAAAGCATACAAACCGTTGTTTACATAAATTTGTTGTCTACCACTTTCAACTACACCGACAACATAATACCAATTACCTGCAGTAATTACGGTACCTCCTGTTTGAATACTCGAACCAAATCCACCCATATTCCAACCCAAAAAAATCTGACCTGTTCCTGTGTTTCTAAGGTGTACTGAGTAATATGGTGGGTTAAAACTTGTGAAGTCATAACTAAAGATTGGGATGTCACCACTATTACTTGTGAATTTTACTCAAGCTTCTATTGTGTATTTTTGATTATTGAATGTCCCAAAACCATTTGAGGTAACAACACATTGATCATTAGTACCATCAAACAACAAAGATCCCCCATTAGCCGAATCAAAAGTTGGCCCATTGACTAATGTTGTGGATAAAGAATTATATGATAAATCGTAACATGTATTCCCTGATGTAAAATATGATGGTGTAAATGAAGCATCTAAACAAAGAGTCAAACCTGAAGTTATAATTGGGTCATAATCTTTGTTGACACATACGTAATTAGTTTGAGTGTTAAACTAATTAACACATTCAGTTGCCGTTGAGAAATCTTGATTTAAAAAATTGTTTGTGTACGTCACCAAATCAGATCATGTTGGGTTGATATAAAATGCCAATTTACTATTTTCAGTTGGTTCATATCTATAAACAGTATACCCATTAGTTGCAGGAGTAATACCATTGTAATAGTTGGTGTCGGCACTTGGCCCTTTTGGAACATCCCCAACACCAAAATATAAATTACCCTTTTTTATTGATTGGGTATCTCCTGTTGTAGAGTATTTTATTGAATTTGGCATTTTTCTTTATTCTATAAATACTTTAGTTTACCAACTATAAACTTATTTTTTATCCATGAAAAAGATTAGATTGTTATACTTAACACCCCACCTATCAACTGGTGGAATGCCACAATTTGTTTTAAAAAGAATTGAATTACTACAAAAATACAAAGATGAGATTGAGATTTTTTTGATCGAATATTCACAATTTAGTGACACATACATTGTCCAAAGAAATAAAATCATAGAGTTATTGGGTAAAGATCATTTTTATTCGTTGGGTGGTACAACAGAAACCGAAAAAAAATATAATCTTATAAAAATTATAAAAGAAAATAATATTGATATTGTTCATTCAGAAGAATTACCTGAGGCGTTTGAGAGTTTTAATAAAATACCTTTTGAGTTGTTAAATGAACTTTATGATAACTCAAGATCATATAAAATTGTTGAGACATGTCATAACATTTGGTTTGATGGTAACAACAACAAAAGATTAAATCCTGATTATTATTGTTTTGTAACACCTTACCACGGCGAAGTTTCATTTAAAAATACGGTATCACCTAAAGATTTAATAATTTATCCATATGAAGATAAGGTTAAACCAATTCTGAATGAATTAGAAATATTTTATGACGATCATAAAGTTCCACTTTTGAAAAAAATTGAGGTAAGAAATGAATTGGGATTGGACTCTATGAAAACACACATAATAAATGTTGGGTTATGGACATCAGGTAAAAATCAAAAAGAAGGAGTTGAGGTTGCAAGACTTTTAGAAAATTCTCATCCTGATATTCATTTTCATTTCATTGGAAATCAAGCGCCAAATTTTGAAGATTATTGGAAACCTATAATGGATAGTTTACCAAGTAATGTAACTGTTTGGGGCGAAAGAAATGACGTTGAGAAATTTATGATTGCGTCTGACGCTTTAATGTTTAATTCTACTTGGGAATGTAATCCTTTAGTTATTAGAGAATCAATAAATTATGGTTTGAAGATATTAGCAAGAGATCTTCCTCAGTATGTGAATATGTTTTCAAATTACATTTATCCAATATCTAGTAATAATCCCGAACAAATTAAAAACGACTTATTAAATTTAATTTCAGAAACTAATAGTTACAAGTTGAAAATAGAAAAAGATTTTGGTACTCAATTGTTGAGTTTCTATAATAAAGTTATGGAGTCACCGTTTGTTTCAAATTTTAAAATAAAAAATGATTATGTGATTAATCAACATTTTGTTGTTAATCCATTTTTAGAAGTCTTAGGTGAAAGTGACAATGATTTTGAAATTAAATATTTTGATGGAGAAGATTTAATATATTACAATAAATCAAAAATAAATCATTGGGTAAAACTTAATAGAGAATATTACACAAAATGGAAAACTGAAATTAGAGAGAACAATGAATTGATTTATGAAAACACTTTAGATTTAAAAGGTCGTAGGGTTTATATTTCATTTGGTTCTAAATCATTGGGTGATACAATGGCTTGGTTTCCATATTGTGAGGAGTTTAGAAAAAAACACGACTGTGAACTAATAGTTTCTACATTTATGAACTTCTTGTTTGAAGATCAATACCCCGATATTGAATTTGTAGAACCTGGTGAACTTGTTTATAACGTTTATGCACAATACAAATTAGGGTGGTTTTATAAAGACGACGGGGAAATTAATTTAAATAATCACAAATTCGATGTTAAAAGTCACCCACTTCAAAAAACAGCTAGTGACATCTTAGGATTAGATTATACAGAAATTAGACCCAAATTAAATTTACCAAAAGTAAAAAAACAAAAAAAGGTTGGTATTGGATTTCACTCAACGGCACAGGCAAAATATTGGAACAACCCAAATGGTTGGCAAGAAGTTGTTGATTATCTCACATTACAAGGATATGAATGTATGATTTACTCAAGAGAAGGAGATAGTTACATGAATAACAATTACCCAAAAGGTGTAAAAATATTCAAAGGAGGTGATTTACAAGAAGTTATTGACGATCTGTCAACTTGTGAATTTTTTGTTGGTCTTGGGTCAGGGTTGTCATGGTTAGCATGGGCTTGCGAACTACCAATTGTTTTGATTTCAGGTTTTAGTGAAAAATGGACAGAAACTACTTTGGACACTTATCGGGTAATAAATGAAAACGTCTGTCATGGATGTTTCAATAAAGAAAGATTAGACGCGGGTGACTGGAATTGGTGTCCATTACATAAAGAAACTGAAAGGATGTTTGAATGTACAAAACAAATAACATCCGAAATGGTTATTTTTGAAATAAACAAAATAATAAATAAAAAATTAATGAACAAAAATTTTAACGACCATTCATTTGATTGGGGAAAGAAAAGTGAATGGTATGTAAATGCCGTAACCAAAGAAATATTTGAGGGTAATATCTATGAAAGAATTTTTCAGGTTGAGGAGGGGGATGTTGTTGTAGATTTGGGGGCTTCTTTAGGGCCGTTTACATATTCAATATTACCAAAAAATCCTAAACAATGTTTTGTTGTGGAACCTTTATCATATCAAGTTGAGGTATTGAAAAAAAATGTTGGTCGAGAAAATGTAAAAATAATTCAAGGGGCAATTACAGATAAAAAGAAAATAGAAATCAGTTGGGACAACATTTCTGAAAGTGTACCAACATTTAGTTTTAAAGAATTCTTAGATGACAATAACATTGAAAAAATCGATTTTTTGAAATGTGATT